ACCTCTTGAGGTGACGGGGCAGATGCCCGCGTTAGACCTAACACAAGCAAACTTCACAGTTGAGAATAACGATGCAAATGGTTTTCTTTTGCATTTGAATCTCAACTTCGAACGGTCTGGTCCTCGCATCAAGCAAGAACCAGATTTGATCGGATAAGCCAATTGGTATTGGATTCTTTACCCCTATTCAGAATAGAGGGAAGAATGAAAAGCCAATTGGTACTGTTACAGTCGATACTGCGTGAAGCAGGATCGAGGTGTTGCACAAGCACCACTCGTGATATGGAATATATCACGAGACGTGTCGAATCTGAAGGGATATCGTATCTCACGATATCTCTACCTCAGTTTGGCAAGGACCTTCTGAAGGCCCTTGACAAAGGAAAGGTAGACTCTACTCTTTTCCAAGGTTATCGGAAAAGAGGGTGTCTCCCGACTTTTATGTCAGGTTTCACTAGTCTGATCTTCGACACTAAAGATGGCTTGTTAATCAACAATTCAATTTTGTCGAGTACTGCCATTCACTCTGTTCTACAGGTATCTCAGCTGTATAGCAAAGTGAATCTCCCTTGCAGTGATGCAAGAGTTAAGGCTGCCATCGACAAGTATGTTGATTGCGAACAAGCAGTTAACGTTAACGACACGAAATTGACACTTCAGATGGTATCTGACTTGTCACGTGTCGGTCACGTACTTCTAGGTGATGTATTTAGCCGTACGGCTACTGCCATCTTTGATGGCAGCATCATCCCGAAGCACGGTCCTGGCGCAACTGCTGACAAACTTCGAGGAAACAAGAAGTTTTATCAGCACGAGCCCTGACAGGTTGGAGAATCTGTTTCCCGCAGGGGAATGGATTTTCTCAAGCTGGTCCCACTTTCTCAGTGGGATAAGGACTGTTAACTACTTGGATCCTGGAGCTGAGAGGCCTGTTAGGGTTATCACAGTTCCTAAAACGCTGAAAACTCCCCGAATTATCGCCGTGGAGCCTACGTGCATGCAATATGCACAGCAGGCTATCATGGAGGAATTCGTGAAGAATGTGGAGCGCGATGACTATGCGCGCCACTTTCTCGGCTTCGATGACCAAGAGCCTAACCAGCTCTTGGCGAAGGAAGGTTCCCTTATGGGTACCTTAGCTACACTCGACTTGAGTGAAGCTTCCGATAGAGTTTCCAATCAGCATGTCCTGTTTCTTACAGCTGACTACCCCTACCTTTCGGCGGGGTTGCAAGCTACAAGAAGCACTAAGGCTGATGTACCTGGTCATGGGATTATTTCCCTAGCCAAGTTCGCATCTATGGGATCAGCACTTTGCTTTCCTATTGAAGCTTCGGTCTTCTTGACCTTAATCTTCATTGGGATTGAGAAAGTGCTTAATAAGCCAATTTCCCGACGAGACTTAAGCAGTTTTGTCGGGAAGGTGCGCGTCTATGGAGACGATATTGTTGTCCCCGTAGAATTTGTGCATTCCGTGATTGAAACACTTGAAGCTTTTGGGCTTAAAGTAAATCAAGACAAGTCTTTCTGGACTGGGAAGTTCAGAGAGTCTTGTGGAAAGGAATATTACGACGGCTCTGACGTTTCAATTGTCAAAGTCCGACAAATGTTCCCAACCTCACGGAAGGACGTACCGGAGATTGTCAGTACAGTGTCTCTTCGAAACCAGCTATATCATGCTGGGTTCTCAGAGGCAGTGGCCTGGTTGGATTCGATGCTGACTAGTGTCCTAGGACACTTTCCAGTAGTGTTTCCAACATCTCCTGCGCTTGGTAGGCATGACTGGACTGGTCACAAACCAGAAAAGACATGTCCTTTTACGCAAATCCCCCTAGTCAGAGGATATGCGATAAGAGAGGTCATCCCGATCAATTCGATCGAAGACGACCCAGCCTTGCTCAAATATTTCCTTAAGCGTGGCAGCAAGCCATTAGCTAACGGACATATGGAACGTTCAGGACGTCCTCAAGCCGTCAACATCAAGCTTGGGTGGATCCCCCTGTATTGATACAGGAGGTATACGGTCGAAAGATCGTAACCGC